ACGCTGAACCAGCGGTTACGCACGGAATCTTCATGCCAGCGGGTATCGCTGTAACGGGTAAGCTGGCGATTCTTGTCTCCTGCATAGCTGAATGACGTCACCAGCCCCAGCGTGTCCGTAAATTCATAACGGTATTTCACGTTAATCCCGTTAAGATTATCGCTACCGGGAGCGTTCGTCCGGGCATGAAGATACCCCGCGCTCAGTGTGGACTGATGTTCAGACGCCCATGCAGGCGCACCGGATACGGACAGACAGATGGCTGCGGACAAAATGGCTGCACAAACTTTACGCATAATTACCTCTCGCTTTTCTGCAATAAAAAAGGCGTCATTCCTGACGCCATTTATTGGGGTTATAAATATTTCAACGAATACTGATGCCGGAAGCCGCTTTTTTGGTCACAATCACCGTACAGTCGGTGATATTGCCTGCCCCCTGATTGCCTTTCTGGAAAATCTTAAACTCCAGAGTGACGCTACCACCACCACTAGACATATCAATAACTGCACTGTAACTACCGGGAATGGCCCCTTTAGTTTCTCTGGATGCGATTAATACACCGTTTTTGCGAACTTCAAAACCATAACCCGTGTAACTTGTACCTCCCGGGTTATTACCACTTCCCGGATAGCTATACGCTATTCCGTTAAAGATAATGGGCGGAATAATGATTTGACGGTCAAAGTTATGATCATCACTGATGGTGACTGTAACCGTCCCGTTTGGTGTTTCCGTGTTACCCCACGTACCAGCCTGTTTCGGGAATGATTTGGATACAGCTTTAACGAAGTCACCTCTGACCTGAGTCGCCTCCAGCATGCCCTTAATCGTACAGTTTTCATTTACCGTGACATTGTTGAGCGTCCCGGCGTTCGCATTCACACTGCCACTGATATCCGCATTTTTAGCGGTCAGCTTTCCGTCTGACGTCAGGGAAAATGCCGGTGGATTTCCACCACTGGTAATGGTCGGGGCCGTCAGGCGCTTCAGGAACACGTCGTTCATAAATATCTGATTGCCCTGCGCCACAAACATCGGCGTTTCATTCCCGTTTGCCGGGTCAATAAACGCGATACGGTTAGCGGCAACCAGAAACTGGCTCAGCTTGCCTTCTTCCGTGTCCTCCATGCTGAGGCCAATACCCGCGACATAATGTTTGCCGTCTTTGGTCTGCTCAATTTTGACGCCCCACATGGCATTCCACTTATCGTTAGCGTCCTGCCACTCTTTCGAAAACTCCTCCAGTTTGCTGGCGTTATCCTCCGTCAGCTCGACTTTTTCCAGCAGCTCCTTGCCGAGATGGGATTCGGTTATCTTGCCTTTGAAAAAATCCAGGTAACCTTCCGCATCATCGCTCGCCCGACCGACGGCCTCCACGAATGCCGATTTGCCAACGGTGTTCACACTGCGGATATAAAAGTAATAATCATGGCCCGGTTTGATATTGATACTGGCGGCTATCCAGTACAGCCCCGTGCCAAGGTAGCGGGCTGTGGTTTCAACCTGCCTGATATCGGTAATCCGCGTTTCCGAGAACCAGAACTCAAACTGTACCGTCGGATCATAAACCGCAAGATGCGGCGTGGCAGTTATCTGAAAATAGCCCGGCGTCAGCTCAATCTGTGACGGCGCTGCCGGTGCGGCAATCCGGAACGATACCGATGCCGGATCGCCCTGCTGTCCCCACGCATTTACCGCCCGGACTGTCAGCCTGTAGTTCCCCAGCGCCAGTTGCGTGAAGCGGTATGTGGTTTCCGTCGTCCGGGCCGTGCTGACCAGCCGCTCACTGCCGTCATCCGCGGCCACGGTCAGGCGAAGCATAAAACTCACCCCCTTCACCACCTTCGGCGTGTCCCAGCGCGCCAGCACCTGATATTCCCCGCTGTCTGCGGTGACTTCTGCGGTCAGGTGCTGCACCGCTGGCGGCGTGACCCCGTTCACCGTGCCGCTCTGGTCGCCGTCAAAGTGCGCCCCGTTATCCACGATGGCTTCTTTTTCCGGTACGTGCTGCACCGCCGTGATGGCAAAGGTGCCGTCCGTGTTTTCCCGGATGGAAACACAGCGGAACAGGCGACGACGCAGTGACGGCAGGGAGAGTCCCCATACACCGTATGTCTCCACACCATCAGGCAGGGTGCTGACCTGTATCCGGTCCGGCGCGGGGTGTGCAGTGATGGCCACGCTCACCGGCTTACCGCTGCCGTTAATCAGGTTCACCGTGGCGGCACCTGTCTCCGGCAGGGTCACCTCACGGTCCAGTGTCAGGGTGCGGCTGGCGGCATCGATGGACAGGACACGTCCGCCGGTCATGGTACCGGCGTAGTCGTTATCACAGATTTCAATGATGTCACCGGGGGTGTGACGCAGCCCCTGTGACCCGAGCGTGAAATCCACCGTCTGCGTTTCCAGCAGTCCGGTCTTTATCACCCACAGCCCGGCACGGTGGGCCTGACCGCGACTGGTGCAACCGAACGCATCCATCTTCAGCAGGTTGCGCCCGTAGCGCAGTATGGCTTCCGGGTCTTCCACCAGTTCCGTGGAGGTCTGCCAGCCGTTCTGCGGGTCGGTGTAATTCACCTCCACCGCCGTGTGGCGGTCCTTCAGGGCGCTGAAGCTGTAGCGAAACCCCACGCCGTTATCATCCACCACCACATCGCAGTTGGTGTACGGCCACACCACATCCGACGGGCGGTCCTGAACGAACGTCAGCGTCTGGCCGTTCCATACCGGCATACAGCGCATCGCCGAGCAGAAATCACTGAGAACGTCCCACGCCTTACGCTGTTGTGACAGGTACGCATTAAAGGTCATCCGCGGCTCTGTGCCCCCGAAACCATCCGGGACCGTCTGGTCGCAGTACTGCCCGATGGCATACAGCGCCCACTTGTCCACATCCGCCGCCCCCAGACGTTTTCCCATGCCGTAGCGCGGGTGAGTCAGCATGTCCCACAGGCACCAGGCCGGGTTGTTGCTGTATGCCGGTTTCAGGCTGCCGTCCCAGATGCCGCTGTAAGTGCGTTTTTCCGGGTCATAGTTTGACGGCACCAGGATGATGCGACCTCGGATATGGTAGTTCACCGTCATCTGCTGACCGCCAAACTGCTCCGCATCCACCTGCAGCCCCACAATCGCCGTGTTCGGGTAGCACTGTTTCACATCGATGATTTCGGTGTATGACGACCAGAGCGTCTTATTCTGCAGCTGGTCCGAGGTGCTGTCCGCTGTCTCCCGGACCATCCGGATGTTAAAAGGACGGGGAGGCAGATTATCCAGAATCACCGACGCCAGAAACTGCGAGGTGGTCTTGCCGTTAATGGTGACATCCTTTTCCGTCACCCAGTTACCGTTACGCTGTAACTGAATCAGCAGGCGGACGGATGTCGGGTTTCGGTCACCCTTTGACGTGGTCTGCACCAGTGACTGCACCCCGAAGGTGACCCGCAGGCGGTCAATGTTCGCGGATGTAATGGTGCGCGTCACCGGCTTTGCCTTCGTCACTTCCACGCCCAGTGCGGTTTCCGCCCCGGAGGACTCAAAGCCTTCGGGTGGTGTCTGCTCCTGCTCCCCGGCGCGCCAGACCGCGGTCACACCGTGTATCACAGGATTGCCGTCAGTGTCCGTCAGCGGGGTTTTGTTCACCAGAATACTCTGCAGTCCCTTCACCGGACCTTCAATCGGCCCTTCACCAATGGCATCAATCACGCTCATCATCTGCGTGGACTTAAGATTGTCCTTTGCCTCAACCGGCGTGTGCGCCTTGCCGCCACCTTTGCCCATTGTCTCACCCTTTACTGTGATAACTGTTACGCACAAAAACAACAGGCATCCCGGAGGATGCCTGTATCATCACTGAATAAAAATTCTGAATATCTTCACATTTTCACAAACTGACTGTGGTACTAATAATTTCTCTGCGTTAATGTTTTTTGTCGTGACATAAGAATAATTCTCTATAGTTAATCTTCGTAACTCTCCCGCAGCTCCGCAACACTGCGGGATTTTTTTATTCTTTTTACCTCTGCCGCCCGATAACCACGACCTTCCCGCCACCGCCTTCATCACGGGTACTGATGTCCTGAGAGATTCGCCGGGAGCCAACCAGCATTTCCCCGTAAGGCACCGGCATCGGGTTACCCTGGGCAATCATATTGTCCAGTGACGAAAAGTACGTGTTCTGTTTACCGTTATCCGTGCTTTTGTACTCCGGTACTTTAGCCTTCGGGGCCAGCATCTGAGCCACACCACCCAGTATCATGCTGGCCCCCAGTGAAAACAGCATCGTGGTGGCAGAAAAACCACCGGCTGCCAGGGCTGAACCCCATAACGCCATTGATGCCCCGGCAGTGAAGAAAGAGCCCACGATGGCTGCCGCCCCCAGCACAATCTGCAGTCCACCTTTTCCGGCCCCGGCCAGTCGCGGCACAATGTGGATGATCGTTCCCTCACCCAGCTGTTCGTGAAGACGGGCGTACACCGCCTCCGGTGCCGTGTCCTCACCGCGAATACGTATCTGGTACCAGCCTTCGTTCATCTGACGGCGGAATCCAGGCATCTGCATCGACAGGGCACGGATGGCTTCCGCTGCCGTGTTCACATACAGGCTGAGGCGGCGGCCAAATCGTTGTAAATCCCCGTGAAGGCAGATACGTGCCAGTGGCGGTGACGCCAGGCTGAATGCGTTCGTCGTTGCCATTTTTCGGAATACCTCTCCCGTTTACTCAGTTGTTCAGGCAGATGGTGAAGCAGCTCACCGTTGCCGCAGTAAATGGCGGCATGATTGGCCACCGATGCGCCAAAGCAGCACAGCAGGATATCGCCCGCCTGTGCAGAGGACAGGGGCACCCGGTAAAAGCCGGTGACCGCCATATTGTCCAGGTAAAGGTTCTGACCGTTACGCCACCAGTCATCCTCACGCTCAAAATCCGGCATATCAATTCCCGCCAGATGGTATGCATCCCGGAACAGCGTGTAACAGTCCGTCACCCCGTGCTCAAAGCGCCGTCCGGTCAGGTGCGGCACACAGCGGAATTTGTGAATGTCACCCCGGCAGACCAGCCACCAGGGCAGTGCGCTTTTTATCTGCAGTCGCCGGTCTGCCTCGCTCAGCCAGGGCAGACCACCGGGATGACTGTGGACCAGTGCCACAATCTCCCCCTGCATCTCTGCCCGCAGCCAGTCTTCCGGTGCAATACGAAAATACGCCTCCGGCTCTGCAGAGATATTCACACAAGGGATATAGCGCTCCCCCTCCGGCGTTCTCACCACAAAGCCGCACGACTCCGCAGGCGCACACCGCCGGGCATGCGCCAGAATCGCTGATTCTGTCTGTGTCATTGGATTTACTGCGAAAGTTTATTAATGGAAAGGAAACCGCCAAAATTGCCGACATTGTTGCGCATCTCACACCCGCGCAGACACTTGCTGCATTTGTCCTTTGTGATATCGGGCGTCGGCTGGTCATACTCATCCGCCACTGCCCCACCCGTGTAACCACACTCATCAGAGCGGTAGGTCCACATACAGGTGTTCGCCAGCATAATGCGACCGGGAAACAGCGCCCCGTCCGTCTCCGTCGGCGTGGCCAGCACAAACGAGGCCGTCATGGCCGTCAGCTCTGACATCTGCTCCACCACCCACCGGTCCGTCAGCTCCTGCTCCGGGTCTGCCTCAGGATTGCCTGCCACAAAGTTCACCGCATCCAGAAAACGCGCATACACCCGACGGCGGACTACCGTGGCCCCCACCAGACTCTGCAGGTCCTCCGCCATACCGGTGACAAGACCGAACAGATTGGACACCGTCAGCGACGGTCTGGCACTGCTGCCCTTCCCGTTCATCTCAAAACCGCTGCCCTCAATCGGGTATGCCTGATATTCCCGCCCCTGCCAGGTGACCGGCTCCCCTTTCTCATTCAGTTCATTACAGAAAAAATACCGCTCACCGCCCTGCACCGTCAGGTCGATTTCCCAGAGCACCACCCGCGGAGACTGCTCCGCTTTAACCGACTCGTTCAGGCTTTCTTCATGAATATCCTGCATCAGTTCACCACCTGCTCAATCGTACAGCTGAAATCACTGTACCGGGCATTATCCGTAACGCTCCATTCACGGCACACAACCTTTACCGTTCGGTTATGTTTCGGCGGTCGCCACAAAAAAGCACGGTAACCACCATGCCACGATAAAAATTCATCCAGCCAGCGCCGGGTTGGTTCATCCGTCACCCGAAACACCGCCTGAAACGTCTTCAGTTGGGCATTCAGGCCCGTCGGCCGACGCTGTTCATAACCGTCACCAAACCGTACCCTCGCCACCGACGGTTTTTCACTCACCTGCATCCCTTCACGCGGGACCAGATGCAGCGTTTTTATCTCAGCCACTCAACATTCCCCCGTCACGTCGCATGGACAGCATCACCGCCTGCACCCGCTGGTCAATCAGCTGCACAAGACTGCCTGCCGCCTCCGGTCCTATCTGTCCGTTAACCCCGTCATTCTGAATGGCGATGTGGTAGACCGGGGAATACACCAGACCGGCACTGCCGTTCATACTTCCCACCGCGCGTACTCCCAGCGAGCCATCCGCCGCCCGGGTCAGTGGCATAATGGCTTCAGGTCCGGCCTCCCCCATCAGTCCGGCACCTTTAGCAAACGCAAAATACGTCGGCGTGTCCACAATACTGTTGCTGTACGCACTCAGGTTTGCCGAGGTATACACGCCGCCTTTTGCATTGGCCACCGCCCCGCCAAGCCAGTCACCAATGCTGCCGAGAAATCCTCCCGCTCCGGACATGCTGTTTGCCGCCGTCTTGATCCCGTTGACAATCGCGGCATTCATAAGGACTTTTGATATTTCCTGCAGGATTGACGAGGCCCAGCTGCGCCATTCCACTTTGTTCCCGTTCAGCATCTCCGTGATGTTATTCACCAGTCCTGAGATCCCCTCTGTCGCCAGCTGTGCTGCCTGTGAGGCGTAATCGGACGCATTATCCACCCAGTTACTGAGCCCCTCCTGTAACCCTTTCTGCCAGTCCGCGCGTTGCGCATCCGATTCGGCATAAAAAGTTTCCTGGTCTTTAAGGCGTTCACTCAGATACTGCGCATTCTGTGCCAGAGCCTGTCTGTAAAAATCCTCACTGATATCCCCGGTCTGATACTGAGACTGAAGGTCCGAATCCTTTTGCCGGAAGCTGTCGCGGATCTGCTGCAACTCCCGCATGCGTTCCCTGGCGCGTTCCCCCTGCCCGTACCCCAGCAGTTCGGCTTCATTTGATACCCTTGCGTCTGCATTATCATTTTTCAGGGTCTCTTCCCGGGATCGCAACTGTTCCCGGATTTTTTGCTGGTCAATCAGGGCCGCATTGCGCAGCAGTTCCTGCTTCTGTATCTCCGTCAGGATTTTCAGCTCACCCAGCGCTGTCTGGTACTTCAGCTTCGCCAGCTCCGTGTTCTGACCGGCCAGTGCCAGTTGCTCCTTCTGCTGCTTAAGCAGCCGGGAAAAACTGCCTTCCGCTTTTTCCGTCTCTGATTTTCCACCCCGTGATTTGGGTTTATTCTCCTCGTTATTGCGCCAGGCTTCCAGGGCATTACTGATATAACGCTGTCTCGCCTCCTGATACGGATCCCCCACAAAACCGAGGTCATCCGCCGCATATCCCAGCCGGACACGCTCTTTTTCTTCCCCTTTCAGTCTGGACAGAGCCAGCTCACGCTCTGTTTTTGTCAGGGCACTCTGCTGTTTATCATCCAGGGTGGCCTGTGGCAGCCGTAACGGCACATTCACCAGTCCCTGCCGCTGCTGAAGCAGTTCATTCCCCAGCCCCAGCAAACGGTTGAACTCCGTATGCTGAACATTCATCTGCAGCAATGCCTGGTATGCTATGTTCTGCTCTGCTGCCTCCTCGCGTATCCTCGCCACACGGTTGTATTCCAGTGACGCCAGAGCTTCCTGTACAGACTTCGCCTTTTCCTGCATCTGTGTCAGTCGTGACTGTTCAACCGCCAGTTTGCCAGTTGCCTCCGCAAGGCCGTGGGTTATAATCTCCACACCTGAACCACCCTGTGGATTTTCCTGCAGCCAGCGCTGATAGTCAGCAATCTGTGTTTTCAGTCCACGGACTTTACTTTCCTGCTCAGCAATCAGACGATTCTGCTCTTCCAGTGCCTCGCGGGTTTTACCCTCATTATCAGCCAGTTCAGGAAGGGTCATTCCCGGTACCTTTGCCCGGATTTCATCAATCGTCGATGCATACTGACGGGCAGACTCCCTGGCCTGTTCCTGATTCTGGTACACCGTGTACCAGGCACCGGCCCCGAGCATCAGTAAGCCGGGTATCCCGCCGACCAGAGAAAGCAGGGATGCAGCTCCACTTTTCAGCATCCCTGTAACCGACGTGGCATTCTCCAGCGCCTTCCTCGAGGCCGCCACTGCCTGATTCGACTGCACAAGTTCAGCATTGGCCACAATCATGGCCCGGCGTTTTGCGACGGCATTCTGTGTGGCCAGCGCCTCCGCACTGCTATTTCTGGCAAGTGCAAGTTCAGCCTGTGCCAGTTGCCAGGCGCGTTCGGCCGCCAGCGCGTCAGCTGCCGCCTTACGCTGCACCTGAACAGCCGCATCTGCCTGTGCGGCTGCCAGGGCAACCGTCCCGGACTTCGCCGCGATCAGCTCTGTGGTGGCCTTTCCCACGCCTGCGACCATATTGCCAAAGTACCGGGCCACCCCGACGGTAAGCAGCGCCCCCGCTGCTGTTGCCACTGCATCAATATTACCGGCAACACCGTTCAGCACACCGGAGAGCGTTTTCGTCGCTCCGCTGGCTTCATTCGCGCCCCCCACCCAGGCCATAAAGGCGTTTTCCACCTTTGTGATCCCGTCAGAGACTGTTTCCGGCATGGCAGCATATTCATCACGCAATACCCCCAACTGGCTGATTAACGCGGGCACAACTTTATCCGCCGTCAGTTGACCATCGTCCGCCATCGCCTTCAGATCTTTACGGGCCACGCCCATGCCTGCAGCCAGTGCGCGAATGATCCGGTCCCCACTTTCATTGACCGAATTAAATTCCTCACCGCGCAACACACCCTGTGCCAGCGCCTGGCTGAACTGGGTGATCACCGAACCCGCCTCTGCCGTACTGGCACCGGATATTTTCAGCCCTGTCGAAATGGCCTCCGTCACCTTCAGCACATCATCAGCACTGTAACCATATTCACGCATCGAGGCAGCCGAACGGGCAAACAGGGCCGCATTATCCGAAAATGCCGTGCCTGTCCGCTGGCTGATATCCATCAGCACTTTCTGTGATGACGAAAATTCATCAGATGACTGCGACGCCTGTTTCAGACGGGCATTCACGGAACTCCACTCATCAGCCAGTGAAATCAGGTGTCCGGTGGCAAAGGCACCGGCAAATGCGCCAGCCATTCCGACAGCAGAACCGCGAATGTCCGTCAACTGGCTGTTCAGTTCTGCCAGGGCGCGTCGCTGCTCCCTGGCTGCTGCGGCAGCCTGACGCCCGCCATTCTGCAGGGTCCGGTAATATTCACTGCCCATGCGGGAAGCCCGCTGGATCTCCGACTGGAATGACTGTGAATTTGCCGAAATTTTGATAATCAGTTCACGTAACGTCGCCATTAACCTTTCTCCGGGCGAAAAAAAACCTGCCAAAGCAGGTTTTATTCATCAGCATATTATTGATTAACTTTCAGGTACCAGTCCGGGGTTCAGACTTTCCGGACTCAGCGTATACATACCGCCATTGAATGGGTCCACAAGCAACCAGCCAACAATACCGCCAAAGACAAAGTTACCACCAATGTACCATCCATTAGCCGATGCCTTGATCGGCAGCGTTACAGGCTGATAATTCTCTTTGCTGAATGTGATCTGATAACTCTTTTTCCCGAAGTAACTGCCGTCAGATTTTTCAAGTGTTACATTCTGCGGTGTTTTGCCCGAAGAAATTGTTTTCCCTGACTCATCTTTAATAATAAAATCCGCGCCAGCTGGATTACTGTTTACCTGAACAGTCTGCGTTTTATCTCCGACAATGGTTGCACACCCCGTCAGAAAAAAAACTGCTGAGAAAATCAACGGCATGAGTTTTTTCATAAAATGACTCCGTTCAGTTAATTTCCTCCGACGTTACTTTAATAAATCCACAAGGAATCAATATTAATTTTTTGCGGCGAATGACAGTGCATCTTCCAGAGCCGCAAAAGGATCCACCTCCGGCTTATCCTCATCCTCTCCCCAGCAGAGCATGGCGTCCTTCAGTGCAACATTCATCCCCTGCGCCCCGAAAACCGCTTTCACGATCTGCGCATTACGGATATCCCCGCGCTCATCACCCAGCGGGGATACCCTGTCGAACTCCATCCACATCATCGCCTCGCTCGCACTCAGGCTGTGGCGCAGTTCGGATAAGGTGCGCCCCAGACGGAGCGCAAGTCGCATCAGAAAACGAATTTCCGGGCGGGCTACTTTTTTCTGGCCGACTCTGCATCAGCGATCAGTTCCAGTGCCTGACGCAGCAACCGGGCATGTACCGGACCATAGACGGCCAGCACCTGCTCACGGTCGTCCGGAGTGAACACCCGCTTCAGGTCCGTATCACACAGGACATCGCAGAACAGCGTCACATCCGCTTCCAGGTTACGGCGGGTTTTCGCCACCACCGACAGGGTATCGTCATCCTCTCCATCACCATTGAGCACGTCCTGCCACAGATACCAGGCCTCTGCCGAAGGCTCCCGCAGCACCACGCTGACATTTCCCCATTCCGGCACCTTCACCGTTTTATGACGGAACCCCGACAGTCTGGCCAGCGCCAGTGTTTTCAGATCTTTTGCCATAAGCCTTATCAGCCCGCACCATTAACCGTTACTGTACTCGCATCAGAGGTAATGCTCTGCGGCTGTTCTGCAGAATCCGTTACCTCGCAGGTATAAGCCCCCTTATCACCTGACTGCGTATTGGCTTTACTGAAAGTGTCAGTAGTCTGTCCCTCTACCGGCTGACCATCCTTCTTCCAGGCGTATTTATAAGGCGGCGTTCCCCCGTTGACACTGACTGACATTGTCAGCAGCGCACCGGTATTCACGGTAAGTGTCTTATCCAGATTTTTCACAAACGCCAGCGGTACCACATAGGACACCGGTTTGCCTTTCAGACGCAGTGAGAACGTTGCAGCCACCACGCCGTTGGTACCGGATGACCAGGTGTGCTGACGCACTTCCGCCAGGAACTTAAAGCCCTTACCGGACGGAAACTGCACCTTAAACGCATACACCGTGTCATTATCATAGGCATCACGCAGGGCGTTCTGGGCCTGATTAAGAAAAAAGTTGCCTGACATGGAAATCTCGGACGACGCCCCCAGACCGTTGATGTTCTCCTGCTCCGTGGAGCAGAGCGTGGTCACATCAATATCCTGTTTCTGGCCGGCGGTGAACTGAACCTCCTTGATGGTACAGTCCAGACGCAGATATTCCGCCTTCTCCATAGTTTCAGCAGTCGCCGGGGTAGATGAAATCATCACCTGCGTCAGCTGTGAGCGTTCATACAAAGCAGACATTCTGCCTCCTGATAATAAAAAACCCGCACGCGGCGGGGTATGGGTTTTGTAGAAAAAAGAAAAACGTCACACCGTGACCTGAAACTCCAGGGTTGCACGGTAACAGCGGTTTTCCGGAATATAGCTCTGCATTTCACTGACCGATTCCGGGGCCAGCGCCATTATGGACTCACGGGCCTGCTGACGTATCTGACGCGCCTGTGTGAGCGTCACCGCATAGACGTCAATCTGCACCGACACCGATGACTCTGCCTGCCCCCCCATCACGTCCGCAGATACCGATGAAATCAGGCTGAAAACCACCCACGGTAACGATACAGAGGGTCTGCCATCCAGCAGGGGGACCACATACGGGTACACCTGCCCGCCGGCAAGATGCGCCAGATGTGGGTACAAATCTGCCTCCGTCATCGTCTCAGTACCTCATCAATGGCCCGGTTCATCCGCGCAATCGCCACCCGGGCGGCCTGTTCACTGCGCACATCAAACGCCGGGCGCACAAACGGGTGCGGTGGCATATTCACTGTACCCATTTCCACAAACCGCCAGTAGAAGGCATTGCGGGGATTATCCGCCTTCATGGTGTTATCACTGTTGCCGGTGTCCGGATTAACACCACGGATATGCACACCGGATTCCATCCCGCCATCGCGGGAACGCCGGGAAAGGACCACCACATTGCGGCGCAGTTTTCCCCTGCGCACCGGTGCCCGTGACACCACTTCGTCTTTCAGTTCATTCGCCCCCGCGCGGGTTGCCTCACGCAACACCCGGTTGTTTTCCGCACCACTCAGAAGCTGCAAATCGCGGCTGATGTCCTCCAGCCCCGAAAAATCCAGCAGGGTTTCGATCATTTTTCCCCTCCCAGCCGACAGAGAATTTCCAGACGCCCGCCGGTCGCATCCGGAACCGGGACCCCGACGACATTCAGGACATGGTCACGCCAGGGACCACTCAGCACATGAAGTCGTGACGCCGCCGTGATTTCACGACCAGACTGACCGCGCACCCAGATGCGGATTTCCGCCTGCGCCATTTCCGCACCGGACTGCATCCTCTCCCGGCTGCTCCTGCCCCGGATATCCGCATGAATTTTCCCGCATGACACCCATTCTTCCGTCATTTCTCCGGCAGCATTACGGGTTAACACCGGGTTCAGAACACTGATCATCTGTGTCAGACGACCTGCAGATATTGCCATCCCTGTAGTGGCACAGTAAATTTGGCCACCTGATTAAAGGTGATATCCTCACCACAACACAAAACAGGTGACTTAATGAACAAGAAAACCAAACGTACTTTCACCCCTGAATTCAGGCTGGAATGTGCACAGCTAATTGTTGATAAGGGCTACTCATATCGACAAGCCAGTGAAGCGATGAATGTCGGTTCTACCACGCTTGAGAGTTGGGTGCGCCAGCTCAGGCGAGAGCGTCAGGGGATTGCCCCCTCTGCCACATCTATTACTCCAGACCAGCAACGTATCCGCGAACTGGAAAAGCAGGTTCGCCGCCTGGAGGAACAAAATACGATATTAAAAAAGGCTACCGCGCTCTTGATGTCCGACTCGCTGAACGGTTCACGATAGTTGCCAGACTGAGTGACAGCCACTCAGTTGTCAGCCTCTGTTCTGCTCTGGAAATACACCGCAGCAGTTACCGGTACTGGCGAAAACGACGCGATACGGTTAATCCGGCGCGAGTCAGGTTGTGCAGCGAAATACGCCGGGCGTGGAACCAAAGTAGGGGCTCTGCGGGGGCGCGCACGCTGGCTGAAATGCTGACCCAAAACGGCGTCCCGATGAGCCGTTACCGTGCCGGGCGTCTGATGAAATATCTGAACCTGAGCAGTTGTCAGCCCG